ATGCAAAAACGCAACGTTTCTATCGTCTTACGCGAACTGCTGGACCGCGACCGGATCTCCCCCACGGAGCTTCACCGGCGTACCGGCGTGCCTCAATCCACGCTGTCTCGGATCCTCAGCGGCAAGATCGTTGATCCGTCGGACAAGCACATTTCCCGCATCGCCGAGTACTTCCGCGTGAGCACCGACCAACTGCGCGGGCGCGTGGCGGTGGGCGTTTCGCGGGAGGACGGGCGCGACCCGATGCATTCGGAACTCAAGGATATAAGCCTGTGGGACGATGACACCCCCGTTAATGATGACGAGGTGTCGATCCCCTTTCTGCGTGAGGTTGAATTGGCTGCTGGATCAGGAAGATTCGTCATCGAGGAAAGCGAGAAAGCCAGCCTGCGGTTCGGCAAGCGCAGCCTGCGGCATAACGGTGTGCAGTTCGACCAGGCCAAGTGCGTGACGGTACGCGGCAACAGCATGTTGCCGGTGCTGCGCGATGGCGCGACGGTCGGGGTGAATGCGGGCAAGAGTGGCATTGGTGATATCGTCGATGGTGACTTGTATGCCATCAACCACAACGGCCAGCTGCGGGTGAAACAGCTCTACCGCCTGCCTTCCGGGATTCGCCTGCGCAGTTTCAATCGCGATGAGCACCCGGATGAGGACTACAGCTTCCAGGATATCCAGGATGAGCAGATCAGTATCCTGGGTCATGTGTTCTGGTGGGGTATGTACGCCCGTTAACCTTCTTCTGTAAGACAAAGCCCGCCAACGAGCGGGCTTTTTTTCGCCTGGAAAAAACCACCAAACCCGCTGTCCACAAGGACGCAAATGCATTGGTGCATTTGCATGCTGAAAATAAATGCATTTGTGCATTGACTGTATATGCATACATGCATATTCTTCATCTCAAGCCAGCCAACAAGGTCTGGTGGAGGCGGCAAGGATGCTGCCAGTCAACACAAGGAAGTCACGCAGCACCGGCAAGGACGCCATCCGAGCGATGGCAAGGACGCCAGCAACACCGGCAAGGACGCCGACGCTCTTTAGTTTCACCGCTTAACAAACAGGCAGCGATGAACCGGCCTTAACGGTTCAGAGGGTTGGCAACTGACCCGGGTGTGCAGCGTAAAGCACCAGAAGCAGTTATCCGGCAGACAGGGATCGTGGTCGGAAAAACATCGAGGAAAGATCCGTACCGCGCCAGTCGCGCCGAAAGATCGAGTTTGGACCGCATTACTGAAAAGCCTGGGCAACCGGGCTTTTTGGAATGCCTACCTACACATGGATTTACCCAAGAGCCGGCCCCGTGCCGGTAGTGCTCAGCCAGGAGGCGTGACATGACAAACGAGCAGCAAGCGTTAGCGGAAATGCCTATCTGGCTGGTAATCGTACTGGCGCTGATCGGCGGTGTATCCGGCGAAATGTGGCGCGCCGATAAGGAGGGCGCCCGTGGTTGGTCGCTGATCCGGCGCCTGGCCCTGCGGTCCGGGGCGTGCATGGTCTGCGGGGTATCGGCATTGATGCTGTGCTACGCCGCCGGCATGTCGATCTGGACCGCTGGCGCCATTGGTTGCCTGACCGCCATGGCCGGTGCGGACGTGGCCATCGGCCTTTATGAACGCTGGGCGGCCAAGCGCATCGGGGTCAACGAGGCCCCTACCTCTCGCCCGGATCAGCAGTAATCGCTGCAAGGATGCAAGCAGATGACACTTCTCGAAAAACCTTCCCAGCTACCTGCGGCGATTGGGGACGCGCTAAAGAGCGCTTTCCCACAGCTGCACGTAGGCAATCACCAAGACTTTCCCGGAACAGGTGATAAAGCCGGCATTTTGATCAGCGTGGAGCGCAACGGTCCGGGCGTGCGCTCCCTTGCAGGGCGCAAGGCGCATGCCTTGTCGGTTTCACTCAAGGCCATGGTTGCTATCGGGTCGGCACCTTTTGATGCCTGCGACTTGGCCAGCCAATTGATGGACCTGACCCTGGATAACCGCTGGGGCCTCCCGCCTGATCAGTGCGACCTGCCTGCCGCCATTGTCGCAGCCCCTTCCGCGCCCACCAGTGCAGAAACGGACTACGACACCTGGACGGTTTCCTTCACCCAAAACCTCTATCTCGGACCATTACTGCTCGAAGATCCCACAGGCAAGCCTTTATTTGCCCGCACCTGGGAAGTCTCCGATATCAACGATCCGGATCAATATCGCCCCTTGCAGGAGTAATCCATGTTCGATGCATTGCTACGTATGCAACTGGGGCCGATTGTCGAGCGCCTGGCAGAAATGGAGGCTCAGTTGGAGGACCTGTATCGGCGCGCCGAAAGCTTCTGTCGGATTGGTGTATGCCAGGAAGTCGACGCCGCGAGTAACACCTGCAAGGTCAGTCACGGCGACTTGCTCAGCCCGGCGATCCGGTTTTTCAACCCGAGCGCTGGGGCACAAACGGAAACACGCATTCCCTCTGTCGGCGAACACTGTCTGCTGCTCAATTATGGCGGCGGGGAAGGGGGGACACAGTCCGTAGCCTTATTCGGCCTCAACAGTGGTCTCTTTCCGCCTGTTTCTAGTGTTGCATCGCTGACACGGCGTCGCCATCAGGACGGCACCCAAAGCGACTACGACGACGCCAGTCACACCTTCAACTGGGTCAACGGTCCCACCACGTTCAGCGGCTCCCGCGAGCAGGTCGACCTCAAAGTCGGTGCCGCCAGCGTGACCCTGAACGCCAAGAGCATCACCCTGCAACTCGGCGCCACCGGCGTGTTGCTGGATGCCGCCGGCGTGCATTTGAGCGGCCCGGTGGTGGATCACCAGGGCCGCGTGATCAGCAGCGCATAAGGATTTGCCATGATCGGAATCGATAGGAACACCGGGGCAGCCGTCGATGACTGGCTGCAATTCGTGCAGCGCGCCACCCGAGCGCTGACCACCCCCGTCGGCACTCGGCAGAAACGCCCGTTGTACGGTTCGTTGATCCCACAACTGCTCGGCCAGAACCTGGGCGATGACCTGTTGATCCTCGCCCAAAGCCATGCCGCCCAGGCGTTTTACAACACTCAAAACGGCATCGCCGACTTCCAACCCCAGGTCATCGTCGCCACCCGCCAGGGCGCCGGGTTGTTGCTGCGTTTTGCCGGCACCTGGAAAAACCGCCAACAAACCTTCGAGGTCGTGACATGAGCATGTTGATCCCAGGCCAGAACCAACTGGCGGAACCGGCCATCATCACGGTCGATGAGTTTGAGCCTCTGCTGGCTGAGTTCAAGGCCTTCGTCGTCGATTACGTCGCCACCCGCGCGCCGCAAAGCGCCGCCAAACTCAAGGTCAGCCTCGACAATGAGAGCGAACTGCTGACCCTGGCCCTGGAAGCGTTTTGCGTGCGTCTGCAAACCCATGAGCGCAAGTACAACGCCCGCATCAAGCAGATGCTGGCGTGGTGGGCCACCGGCAGCAACCTGGACGCACGCCTGGCCGACATGGGCCTGGAGCGTCAGGTGCTCGATCCCGGCGACCCGGCGGCGTTCCCCCCCGTGCCGCCGATTCTAGAAAGCGACGACGACGCGCGTCTGCGTTATTACCTGGCCCCCCACGCCCCGGCAGCGGGTTCGCGCATGCAGTATCGCCGTGAGGTGTTCACCCTTGGCGAGCGGCCATCGGTCAATGTGCAAAGCGCCACCCCCGGTGTGGTGACCGTCAGCTACACCTTTGACCCGGACGGCTACGCAGCCCAGGTCAAGGACGGCAACGGCCGGCGTACCGCCCCAGGCGAGGTGATGGTCACCGTGCTTTCCAGGGAGGGCGATGGCACGGCCTCCGCCGATTTGCTTGACGGCGTGCGGCGCCATTTCGCACGGCCGGATGTACGACCGGAGACTGATCTGGTCAGCGTCCAAAGCGCGCAGATTCAGCGCTACAAGATTCGCGTGGTAGCCAAGATCAACTCGGGTCCAGATTCAGGACTGACCCAGGTCGCAGCGCAAAAACTGCTGCAAACCTACGCCGATTCCTGCCATCGCCTGGAAGGCCGTGTCGACCCCAGTTGGATCGACTACGCCATCCACAGCGCCGGCGCCGCGCAACTGCAGATCCTCGAACCGCTGGAGCCGATCATCAGCACGGCCTTCCAGGCTCCGTATTGCGCGGGTGTCGAGGTGGAGGTGCGTACGTTATGAGTGAGCCTAAAGCGAGCTTGTTGCCGGCCAATAGCTCCCCGCTGGAAAAAGCTCTGGACCTCGGGTTTGGCAAGCTGCTGGACCGAGTAAGTCCGCCGTTTTCGGCCTTAATGAATCCGCTGCAAACGCCCACCGCGTTTCTTCCATATCTGGCCGCCGACCGTGGCGTCAGTGAATGGGATGCTGACGCCAGTGAGGCAGAAAAACGCCTGACCGTGGCGTTGTCCTGGCAGATACAGCGCCAGGCCGGGACACCGAAGGCGCTGAGTCATGCGGTGGAGTCATTGGGTTTCACCCCCAACATCAGCGCCTGGTATCAGCAACGGCCCTTGGGCGTGCCTTACACCTTTGACGTGCAGGCGATCATCGGGCGCAGTTGGTCCAGCGGTGACCACAACCGGCTGATCCGCCGCATCAATGCCGCGCAGAGTGAGCGGGACCAGGCAACGATCACCATCGTTCTCGAAACCCAAGGGCACCTTGCACTCACTCAAGTCGCACATGCTTCGTTGAGTGATGCTGAGTTGTCTCTAACCAGCGCACTGCCGGAGTTGGCGTTGGCTACTCGGCTTAACAGTGTCGGGACTACCTGTCACTACACCATTAACGACTACGACCTCAGGGCGCAGCCATGACAGATGACATTACGCGCCTGGTGCGCTTCACCTCCACGGGTTTGGATGAAGTGCTGCAGGCGAAGAACCAAGGCTTGAAAGGCGAAATCACCCACATCGGCGCCGGTACCGGCCGCTACCACCCTGACGGCTCGGAAATAGCCTTGCGCGATGAGCGCCAGCGGGTCGCCATTGTGGATTACGAGGACCTCGGCAATCGTCAGCTCAGGATGGCTGCGCTGTTCGATGGCGAGGGTGAGTATGAAATTGGCGAGTTCGGTTTTTATCTCGCCAGTGGGACCTTGCTGGCAGTGTATTCCGTGGCTGGCAAGTTGCTGACGTATAAAGCGGCGGCGGCGCGGGTGCTGCAAAAGTTCACGCTGGATATTGCGCCGTTGCCGGCGGACAGCGTGACGATTGTGGTGGGTGACGAGAATTTGAATATCCTTATCGCTGAAGAATTGGCCGCAGTGGCGACTGCCAATATAGATAATATGGCTCGTCATCTCGGTGTTCTATTTCGCGTCATAACACTTGAGTTCAAATAGTTTTACAGGCTTGTTTAGTGATGGAGTGACGTGGTCGTGGTTCTCTGTATTGATTGAATAGTCTAAAAACGAGTTTAAGGAGTAAGTGCTTTGAGTACGGAAACGCAAATCGCTAGTTTGGTTCAGGCCTCTAACAACCTGACCAACACTGTAAATGGAAAAATCGGCGCAATCGATGCGCGCATGGATCAGGCGCGCGCAGAGTTTGATCAGTTTCGAGCGCTCAAGGATGTAGTTGGTGAGGCAGGCCAGCCTGGAACATTGCTGATGAGCGTCTTTCAGGGACTTATCTGGGGAACCGGAGCACCTTACAACGTAGGGGCAACGGGTGGGATGGTTGCTACTGACCTGGGTTCGTCGATGAATGTATACGCTCACTTCAAATTGCCTTTTTCTATTAATACGGATGATCAGATGTTTTGGCTGAATATTCGTGGCTATAGCTATGGCAGCTCTTTGGTGATGGACGAGACGTTCGCCGGCTATGTCTATGCACCGCAGCGAGCCGTCATTAATCAATCGTGCTTTGGTAAGTTCGATCCAAGCATTTATGCAGATTCGGCGGGTAATGCTGTTTGCCGGATCAAGATTCCCAATGTGTATGTGACGTCGCTGAGGATTGATACGATGCAGATTGGTCGCTATCGGTCGATTAAGCTTGGGGACATTCAATCAAAACTTTCTCTTTCGCCAACGGTGGTTTTTTAAATGAGTGAGATGTCTATGGACGTTGTTCCGTCCCTTGTTCTTAATAAGGAAGGTTTGGAGTTTTTGCAGTGGTCGTCTATTCGTGTTCGCCGCGATCAGCTGTTGCGTGAGTCCGATCATACTCAAGTTCAGGACAGCCCATTGAATGAGGGGCAGCGTGCTCAAGCTGCGGCATACCGCAAATTGTTGCGAGATGTCCCGCAAGATGTTGGAGACCCTTTCACCGTTGTATGGCCAGAAAAGCCGGGGTTCCTCAAATAATCGATATGCCGCGAAAGCGGTTTTTTTTCGCCTTCCCAAAGCCCCTCCCGCAGGGGCTTTGGCGTTTTCCACCCGGAGATTTCCCCTCATGCAAAACCGCCAAACCTACACCGTCCTAATCCCATTCCCCACCGGCAATGGCCATTGGTCCACCGTCGGCGAGGAACTAAACCTGCTGGACGTCGAAGCATCCGCCCTGCGCACCGCCGGCCGCCTGGAACTGACCAGCGTCCTCAACTCCACCCCAAAGAAGGCTGACTAACCATGGCTGAGGTTTTGAACTTCGAGCACAACGGCATCACCGTGAATGCCACCGAATCGCCCGAGGCCATGGGTGGCCTGGGCGACAACGTGATCGGCCTGGTCGGCACTGCGCCGAACGCCCATGTGTCGATCCCGAAGAATGCGCCGTTTCGCATCAACAGTTTCACCACCCAGGCGCTGCTGGACCCGACCGGCACTGAGTCGGGCACGTTGTTCCATGCCGTGTACCAGATCCTCAAAGTGGTGAAGGTGCCGGTCTATGTGGTGATCGTGGAGGAGGGTGCCACCCCGGCGGACACGCTCAATAACGTGATCGGCGGCGACGAGCCGGTGACCGGTCGCAAGCTGGGCCTGGCCGCACTGGCCAGCGTACCGGAAGACCTGACCATCATTGGCGCCCCCGGCTTCACCGGCACCAAGGCCGTGGCCGGTGAGTTCGCCTCGTTCGGCAAACGCATCAAAGCCCGCGTGGTGTTGGATGGCAAAGACGTAAGCGTCGCTGACCAAGTGACCTACAGCGGTGAACTGGGCGGTGCCGACCTCGGCTTCGACCGTTGCCTGCTGGTGCACAACATGCCGTCGGTGTACTCCAAGGCGGCGAAGAAAAACGTATTCCTCGCGCCGTCGTCCCTGGCCATCGCGGCACTGGCCAAGGTCAAGCAATGGGAGAGTCCAGGCAACCAGGTGACGTTCGCCGAGGACGTTTCCCGCGTCGTCGAGTACAACATCCTCGACACCTCCACCGAAGGCGACCTGCTCAACCGCTACGGCGTGAGCTACTACGCCCGCACCATTCTCGGCGGCTTCTCGCTGCTGGGTAACCGGTCCATCACCGGCAAGTTCATCAGCTACGTCGGCCTCGAAGACGCGATCAGCCGCAAGCTGGTCAAGGCCGGCCAGAAAGCCATGGCCAAGAACCTCACCAAGTCCTTCATGGACCAGGAGGTCAAGCGCATCAACGACTGGCTGCAAACCCTGGTCGCCGACGAAACCATCCCCGGCGGCAGCGTGTACCTGCACCCGGAATTGAACAGTGTCGAGAAGTACAAGAACGGCACTTGGTTCATCGTCATCGACTACGGACGCTACGCGCCGAACGAACACATGATTTATCAACTCAATGCCCGCGATGAAATCATCGAGCAGTTCCTGGAGGACGTTCTCTAATGTTTACCAACCGAGTCAGACAGGCCATTGCGGCCACCCTTCAAGGTTTGCCGTTGTCCGCGACGGTTGAGGAGTTCACCCCGCCAAAGATCGAATTCGACATGGAACCCATGACAGGCGGGCGTTTCATTGCCGAGGAAATGGCCAAGAGCGGCAAGGTACTCAGCGCCAAGTTGATCCTGCAAGGTGCGGGCCCGGAAATCATGCTGGCGTTGGGCGTGCGCCTGGGTGACGACATTCTGCTCAACGTGCGCGAGGCTGGTCAGGACCAGGACGGCAAGACCTACTTCACCTACCACACCGTGGGCGGCAAGCTCAAATCCCTGGAAGAAGCGAAGCTGAAAATGGGCGATAAACCCACCACCACCCTGGAACTCTCCTGCCGCACCTACAACCGCCTGGAAAACGGCATTACGGTGATCGACATCGACGTGCGCACCCAGAAATTCGTGCTCAACGGCGTCGACATTCTCGGCGACGCCCGCCGCGCCGTGCTGATGCCTTAAAGCCCACACGCGCCCTGTAGGAGCTGGCTTGCCAGCGATCGCATCACCTCGGTTCACCCGACAAACCCAGTCGCCTGCATCGCCGGCAGCCGGCTCCTACACGTCTCCCTTTCATTTCAAGGAATTGCCCCATGGCCTGGATGCCACCGCTGCACCGCCTGCTCTCGCCGATCACCGCCGATACCGGCGCGACGATTGAGCAGGTTCAACTCAAGCCGCTGTACTACGCCGCGCAAAAAGATGCGCTGGCCCGGGCCGGTGAGGACGAGGACGACCAGTTCTTCGAACTGGCGAAACTCGCCACCGGTCTGTCGGAAAAAGAGCTCGACCAACTCAAGCGCCCGGACTACGTGACCATCGCCCAATACGTACATGAGATGTCGACACGTCCTGCGTCGTTCTTCCTCGATAAACAAGCGGAATCGACTCACGAACAGCCCATCCAACTGCTGCAGCCTCTCGACGCTGCCGGCCGTATCTTCGCCGAGTTGTCCCTGGAAATGCCCGCCCTGCGCGCCACCAAGGTGATGAAAAAGCTCGCCACCAACAAAGAGCGCGCCGAGTTCATCACCGCTCATTGCAGCGGCTTGATGATCCCCGATCTTGCCCATCTCACCGTACCTGACTGGACCGAACTACAGGAGCGCATCGACGATTTTTTAAATCAACCGGCGGACTTCTTTCGCAACGCGACATCGACGTGATCCTCGATGTGGTGCCGCTGGTTTACTCGGTCAATGAGGCGGAGATCCTGGATTGGGATGCCGCAAAAGCATTGCGCCGCTACGACATCGCGATCACTCGCCTTGGCGTTAAACAGGAGTAAGCGGGATGCAAGTGACTAAATATGGGATCCGGCTTGCCCAGGAGGATTTCCGCTGGATGATCGGCGACGCGGATCTTGGCAATGTGCTGGCACCGTTTTCCGCAAGCGCCGGGGCACCCGTAAGCCTGGAGGCTGCCTCGCAGCCACAGTGGGCGTTGAACGCTACGTTGGCCACACTCAGTGTGGATATCAACGCCTTGACCCAGGAACAAGTACGACTGCGCGAGACGTTGGAGACGCTCAACACTACGTTGTTCATCACCAGCGACGCTCTGGTGCCCAAGGCAGCTGATGTTGCCGCGAGCGCGCCGAAGGATGAACCCAAGGATCCTGCTGATGGTGCGGTGATGAGCACGATCAAGGCGGCTGGAAGCGAATTGTTGGACGCGCTGAAAAGCAAGATCGCAGAAAAAGCGATTGATTTGGTCATCGACACGGCTGCAAAGAAATACAAAGGCCGCAAAAAAATCGGCGGGCGCAGTGCCGGAATAAGCGGCCTGGTCGAACGAGGCCAGCAGTTATTGGGCGGCTCGTCAGCGAGCTTTCAGGTAGGGGCGACTTCGCAAGGCTTTCAGTCCTTTACCGCGGCGAGCACCGCAACGCCAGCGGCCACTCGGCCAGACATTCCGGCGGGTGCCTTGACCGATGCTTTCGCCAAACTCGAATCCGTCGGCATTCGGCGGCTTGCACCCTTGAGAACCGCTGAAGCCACCTTGGGCGTGATCCAGGGTGTACGCGACGGTGACGTCAAGGCCGTCGGCGCCGGCCTCAGCACGGCAGGTGGTGCCTGGGCCGGAGCCTCTGCCGGAGCAGCCATAGGCACGCTGATTTTCCCCGGTGTCGGTACGGCTGTCGGCGGCGCGATCGGTGGCTTGCTGGGCAGTGAAGCGGGTGCTTGGCTCGGTGAGAAGTTGTTCGGGCCAAGCGACCGCCTGGCCGCGCCCGCCGATGTCAGCAAGCAATTGAGCAACGCCCAGGCTGACAACCGTCAACTTACATTCGCCCCGCAAATCACCATCAATGCACCCGAGCAGGCCAGCTATCAGCAACTGGCGGCGCTAGTGGTGCAACAGATTGAAGCCCAATTCACGCCGTTGCCGATGGACAGCCTGCTGGCGACGCGACGCGATTCGGCGCTGACCGATACAGGAGTGGCGTGATGCGACAGCAGATGGCATTGGGCACGTTTATTTTTGGGCTATCTCGTGGCTTTGCCTACGACACCCTTGACCGTGCGAGCAGCGGTGGCTGGGTCAGCCTGGAGATCATTGCCGGCAAACCCAAATCCAGCCAGGTCGGCCAGGCGCTTCAAACCCTCACCTTTGGTGGTAAGGCCGCACGGGCGCAGGGCATGGCGCGGCTGGAGGAATTGCGTGCGCTGCAAACCCTTCGTGTGCCGTTGCCTCTGGTCGACGGCGTTGGCCTTAGTTGGGGGCTGTGGACCATCAAATCGGTGGACGAAAAACAGTCCAGCGTCATCGATGACGGCACGGCGATGGTGATCAATTGGGTCGTGGTGCTGGAGGAATTCGTCAATGCGTAGGGTGAGAAGTATTGCGGGGGATTCGGTGAACCTGTTGCTCTACCGCGAGCTGGGTCGCTGTGACGATGCGGCCGAGGAAGTGCTATGGCGCTTGAACCCGCAGTTAGCCGAGCAGGGCGCAGTATTGCCGGCCGGCGTCAGCATCATTGTGCCCGAGCTAACGGTACAACCGATTGCCAAGCAGCCGGTTTCGGCCTGGGACTATGGAGTCACCATGACACTTGGATTTACACCGGTGGTGGAAATTTACGGCGCCAATGCCGCGCTGCTCAATGAGCGGTTATTGGAATGGGAGCACACCGATTTGGCGGGGTTTGCGTCCGATCAGTTGAAGCTGACCCTCGACATCGAAGGTCTTGAAGGGTTGCCCAGCCTGGGCGGTCAGATCGGCCTGCGCGTCGGCTACCTGGAATCCGGCCTGGTGGATAAAGGGCGGTTCAAGATCACTCAGCGTACGCCATCGCTGTTTCCGCTGCGCGTGGTGCTGGTGGCAACAGCCGCACCTTTTGACGAGCCTGAGTTCAAGAAGCGACGAACCGCCAGCCACGGGCCGATCAGCCTGGGGGCGCTGTTTCGTCAATTGACCACGCGCTACGGCTTCTCGCCCCGTGTGGCGCACGATTTGGAAGATGAGCAGATCCAGCATATCGACCAGACCAATGAAAGTGACATGGCGTTTTTGACGCGGTTGGCCAAGCGATTCGACGCGGTGGCCAAACCCGTCGACGAGCTGTATGTGCTGGGCCGTAAAGGGCAGATCAAATCGCTGTCGGGCAAGGTTTTGCCGGATGTGCAGTTGTCGATCACCCGCGACAACCGTCCGGGGGATCGTGCGTTTATTTCCGCCAGCTTCACTGAATCCAGCCGAGCGACCTACTCCGGCGCGCAAGCGAGCTGGTGGGACGCAGCCGCCGGCAAACAGCACGTGATGGAAGTGGGTATCGCGCCGTTCAAGGTGATGACGCAGCGCTACCAGAGCGAGGCGGAAGCCAGGACTGCCGCTGAGGGCGAGATGCGCCGAGTGGGGCGTGAAGGGTTGCAGATCAATGTGATTTGCCCCGGAAACCCGTTGTTCGGCGCCGAAGGGTTGCTGCTGTTGGACGAGTCTTGGCCTGGCTTTATGCAGGGGCGTTGGTCGATCAAGAGTGTGATTGCCAGTGGCAAGCGCAAAGAGAGCTACCGATGTGCAATCAAGGCCAGTGGTTTGTCCCCGGCCGAGTGAGGAACCATGTTGATAACACTGTCTCAACTGCTTCAAATCCTGCCGGGAGCCCGCCTTGGCGCGGGCGTTTTTTTGCCTGCGCTGAACACGGCCATGGCCAGGTTTGAGATCGGTCAACCCAAACGCATCGCTGCGTTTCTAGCTCAAGTCGGTCATGAGTCCGGCGAGTTGCGCTACGTGCGTGAACTGGGCAGTGATGCCTATTTGAGCAAGTACGACACCGGCGCATTGGCCGTGCGCCTGGGTAACACGCCCGAAGCGGACGGCGACGGCCAGAAGTATCGGGGCAGGGGGCTGATCCAGATTACCGGTCGCCGCAACTACCTGGCCTGTAGCCAGGCACTGTTTGGCGATGAGCGTTTGTTGCGGGAACCGACATTGCTGGAGCAGCCGCAATGGGCGGCCGAGTCGGCGGCCTGGTTCTGGCAAAGCAATGGCCTGAATGAACTGGCCGACAAGGATCAGTTCACCACCATCACCCGGCGTATCAACGGCGGGCTCAATGGG